ATCGGCTACTAAACTAAATGCAAATGAAAATTTCGCACCTAAGGCTTACGCTCTAGCAGCATAAGTACTGTGGGTATGAGTATTACCTAGAAACAGAAGTATACTCCGTGACTTAACGATAGACGTCTAGTGGTATGGGTTCCACCCCGAGTAAAATAACGGACCCACCTAAACATGTTTAAACAAAATTAAAGGAAATACTATGAAGAAGATTCTACTTGCAACTACCGTCTTGGCATTGACCACTGTTTCTGCAATGGCTGCTGACTTGGGTAATGGATTCTCTGCCGGTGCAGAATTCAATGCAGAATACAATGTAACCGCTGGTGGTGATGTTGCTTTGACCGCAACTCCAGCTTTGGGTTACACCACTGGCGCATTTGAGTTTGGTGTCAGCACTGACATTGACTTGGCTGATGTTGAATTCGTCGGCTTGGACTTTGAAGCATCGTATGATGTAAACAAGAACTTGTACTTGTACACTGAAGTTTCAACCGATGCAGATCTAAAGTTTGGTGATCTTGTAGTTGGCGCAACTGTTAGTTTCTAATTGAAATTTATATACTAAAAGTATGGAGGGACTTCGGTTCCTCCATATTTATTTCTGATTCATGCAAAATTGTAATAATGCTGTTACAATTATGGTGTATTATATGATTAGGTTCAACAATGAGCCTTACAAATTGGAGTGATATATGAAACTTATTCTTTCTACTATTCTAGGTATTACAATTGCAACATCGGCAATGGCACGTGATACACTACAAATTTCTGGCAGTTCCACTGTTTTGCCTTTTGCTACTATTGTTGCTGAAGCATTTGGTGAAAACTTTGACTTCCCAACACCTGTTGTCGAAGGTGGTGGTTCTGGTGCTGGTCGTAAAAAGTTATGTGAAGGTGTTGGTGAATCGACCATTGACATTGCAAACTCATCATCAAAGATGAAAGATGCTGAATATGAAGACTGTGCTGCTAATGGTGTTACTGATGTAAAAGAAGTTCAGTTTGGTTACGATGGCATTGTTTTTGCATCTGATGTGAATGGTAATACGTTTGATCTGACTGTTAAGGATCTCTATCTTGCATTGCATGAATCATCGACTGCAACTAAGTGGAATGAAGTAAATCCTGCTTTGCCAGATCAAGCAATTCTGGCTCTTATTCCAGGGACTAAGCATGGCACTCGTGAAGTGTTTGATGTGAAAGTAATGGAAGCTGGTTGTAAAGAAGTTCTGGGTGTCGATAAACTAGATGATGATCAAAAGAAATCTTGTATCAAAACAAGAACTGATGGTGCTGCCATTGACATTGATGGTGACTATACTGAAACACTTGCTCGTCTTGCCGCTGATACTAATACTATTGGTGTCTTTGGTCTATCTTTCTATCAAAACAATAGTGATAAATTGAAGGTTGCAACGATTGGCGGCGTCGTACCATCGGTCGAAGCAATTTCGTCGGGTGAATACCCAGTCAGTCGTCCATTGTTCTTCTACGTAAAGACTCAACACATTGGCGTTATCCCAGGTCTGAAAGAATATGTTGAATTCTTTGTATCTGATGAAATGTCTGGGCCAGGCGGAATTCTTGAATCATATGGTTTGGTACCAGATCCAAATCTAGCTGCTATTCAAGCAGATATTGCAGGTCTTTAAATAACAAAGAAGGGGAGGTTTTAATAATCTCCCCTTTATAAATAAACAGAATGTAAACTATTGATTGACATTTTTTAAGTTTGGTATATATTAAACTATATGGTAATAATAAGAAGGAGGATATATGAAATTAATTAAAACATATTTTAGCGAACAAGTATCCAAGGCAAGAGCTGAAATTCATCACAATGAAGATGATCTATATGAAGTCCACTATTATAATGGATTAGGTCAATTGTTTAAAAGTGAAAAATTTGATGATGAACAAAATGCTAAACACATTGCCGAAACATGGGCATCACAAATTCAAATATTGAAGGAATAGTATGACACTTTCAGCTGAAATGATTCTAAAAGAGGTAGAAAAATATACCAATAAGGAAGTCAGTCTTATTGATGCTTTAGTACATTTCTCTGAAAAACACGATATTGAGATTGAATTGATCGGTGAAATTGTACGACGTTCTGTTGTATTAAAAGCAAAAGTTCGTAATGATGCCGAAAAATTAAACCTATTAGAAGAAAAAACGGCAAAACTTCCAATATGAGTATATATTCAACAAAAAGCGCATATGAATTATATGTGTACTATTTGGCTCTAAAGAAACACTTTACCACTGATTATGATTTTTTCAAATATAATGGTAAGGTAAAGGCATCGCAAGATGCTTTTGAGAATAGAAAAGATAAGTTCTTTTTCTATAAGATGTCAAAACGAGCAGACAGTCATGATTATATTCTAGCCAATATTCTACATAATCCTAATTTATGGATAGGTGATCTTGGTGATGAAAAGACTGAAACAATTTACAATGATTGGAAAAAAGTTCAGCAATCACTGATGTATATGTTTCAAACTGATATAAATAACCTTGATGAGGATTTTGATTCCAATGTAATTACAAAGGATGGTCAACATCCACCACTAATTAGAATGTACTTGACAAAACAAATACATTCTGAGACTTTGATTATGATAAACGACGTGACAAATATTTTTGATTATTGGGATAAGAAATTGATTGACAAAATCATATGGCCTGATATAAAGAGAACATGTACTAAGTACAGGCCTTTTTTATCATTTGATAAATCAAAAGTCAAAACTACTATACTCGCAACATTTCGCAATAAATCGCATAAGGATACTAAACATGGTTAATTTCGCAGACCTAAAGAAAAACAGCTCATCGTCATTTGACAAATTGAATAATCAATTGAAAACAATGTCAAAGCCAAGTTATTCAAACGATGATGACAAATATTGGAAACCAATCGTTGATAAAGCCGGCAATGGATTTGCCGTTCTTCGTTTCCTCCCACCTCCTCCAAATGAAGAAATGCCATTTGTGCGCCTATGGGATCATGGATTCCAAGGACCAACTGGTAAGTGGTATATTGAGAAATCACTTACTACTATTGGATTGCCTGATCCAGTTTCTGAACATAATTCTGAACTTTGGAATTCAGGTATTGAGGCAAACAAGGAAATTGCACGTAAGCAAAAGCGCCGCGAATCGTATATTGCTAACGTGTACATTGTACGTGATCCGGCAAATCCTTCTAACGAAGGCAAAGTTTTCCTATACAAGTTCGGTAAGAAAATCTTTGAAAAACTCAACGATCTTATGAATCCACAATATGAAGGTGAAGAAAAGGTTAACCCTTTCGATCTATGGAAAGGTGCCAATTTTCAACTTAAAATTCGTAAGTATGAAGGTTATCAAAACTATGACAAATCAGACTTTGCCCCAGCAGGTCCTTTGTTGGAAGATGATGACCGCCTAGAGGAAATCTGGAAATCAGAACATCCTCTGAAGGATATTATCGACCCTAAAAACTTCAAGACTTATGAAGAACTCAAAGCCAAAATGTATAGCACACTTGGTCTTGACGGCAGCAAACGAGCACCCACAACTACTGCTGCTGAGGACGATGATGAGGTGATGGACTTTAAACCTAAGTTTCAGGAACGTTCAGCGTCTCCTATGGATGAAGCTCCACCACCTTCTATTGATGAAGATGATGATGAATTGTCATTCTTCAAAAACCTTGCTGATGATTAATCGGTGATGTAAGTATACTATGAAACTTGGGGGTGCAGAAATGCATCCCCTTTTTAATGAGGTAAAAATGGCATATAAGAGAACAACCAAAACTACTGGTTCTAGTAGTAGATCAACCACAACATATAATACCAAAACTGGTAAAACCACTCAATCACAAAGTACTAAATTAAAAGGTACAAATCATCGTATAACACAGTCAAGCAGTAATGGAACACTTCGAATAACCAATACATATACAGATCCATCTGGTTATATCACAAAGGAAAGCCATACTGTTGGTGAAACAAATACACAACGAAAAAGACGACAATCAAAAGAAGCTACTGCAAATAAGAAAAGAAACAAACAGACAATGAGTTGGTTGGGTTTAATATTTAGAGCTTTATTTAAAAGATAGGTTAATTACCACCAAGCATATGCATGTATAACGATGCAGACACATCTTTTGTTTGATTGACGATGGTAGTCTGTTGGTTATTAGAGTTCACAATAGAAGACGCTGGTGCTGCAGGTGGTGCGATAACAATGGGTGCCGCAGGTGGTTGTGTGAAGGTTGTATTAGGTACTGTTACTGGAGCCATTGCAGTTCTAAATGCTGTCATTCTATTTGGTGCTCCAGCAATAATTGGTCCTGCAGCAGCGGTTTTAGCCTTTTGTTCCTGAAATCCCTGTAACATAAATTTACGAAACGATGGAGTAATATCAAGATTATACATATCCTCTTCAGGAGTACCAAATCCTCTTCCTGTAAAAGTATTTAATGGATCTGTAATCATACCTCGAGTAAACATATCAATTGTACCTGGGATAATTTCTAGAACACCTTGTCCAACTCTTTCAACAGCATTCAGTCCAGCATTCTTTAGTTCTTCATCAAAATAACCCATACCAGCTGATATTAATGCACCAATACCACCAGATACCTTAGCACTTTTTGCTGGTATTTTAACTTCAGCTGCTGGTGCCATATTAGAGACACGCATGCCTTCTGTCAGCTTTAATGGTTCAGGACTTGAAAGATTCGGTAAGTTTTTAAGTGTCAATCTTCTTTTTAATTCATTTGATAGTTCTATAGTATTTGAAGTTTTCATAGCATTGGCCAATTCGGTATCACTCATGGCCATAGCTCTATACTTTAAATCTTTTGAATTAGCAAGCATATCTCGTGTCAATTTAAATGGTGAATTAGTAGCATTGACAAGCATATCTTGTGTTAATCTAAATGGTGAAGTAGAAGAAGTAATTTGTCGTGCATTAAAACGTTGTGCAGCTAGATTTTCATCTACTGTTAACAATCTAGATTGTTTACCAAATTTTGGTTCAGGTGGTTCATATGATCCACCAAGTTTAAAATCACTTGCACTTGCACTTTTATTGAATGCATCAGCTCCAGCACCACCGCGTACTTTGCCTGCCCCAGCACCACCGCGTAATTTATAACCTGCCGCAGCGCCTACTGCACCACCGCCTAATAACCCAAGTCCAGTTGCTAATTGACCGAGTATTGGACCTAAAGGACCAAGTACCGACATAAGTGCTGCTGATCCTACTCTTGTTAATTCACTTTTCTGTTTTTCATCAGCTACATTATTTTTTGAATTTGATGCAGCACTTGATACATCTTCTCTTCTGGCATTTTGCAACATTGTATCTTGATACATAACCATCGTTTTGAGATAACTAACTTGTTTCTCACCGATTCTCTTAAGTTCATTGATACCACTTTCAAGATTAGAACCAGCAGCATAATCAACTTTTAGTCCAGTTTTATCTGATGAACCACCTGAATTGATTGCATTCATAATATCTTGAATTTTAGATATATCAGTCGGTTTGGTAACTACTTCTACCATTTAGTTATCTTTCTCTAGATGATCTGTTAACATATGTATGTATAATTCTAATTCATATGGCATCATATTTTCAATATCACTTAATGCATATCTATGGATGGTTATTAATTTAAATATATTTTTATAATGGTGAGTCAAAGAAGTATGACTCACCACTAGGTAAAAAAATTACTTAAACCTTCTAATACAAACTTTTTATCTTTACCATTTTTATCTTTATATGGTATTTCAGCCTTTAATGTTGGCATTGTTTTAAAAAACATTTTGATAGAATCAATGACTTTTGGATTTAATTCTTCAATAAAGGTTTCAATTTCTTCTTTGGTGTATTCAGATAACTTATAAATCTTTTCACCATCATTACTTACAAGAACATCAATACAATTAATGACAAGATCTTCATTATCTTTAATTTTGTCAATTGTTGGGTATTTCATAACTAAAGTATAGCCATTGTCAAGATCAATTTTCCTATTATGCTTTTCATCTTGGATAAGTTTTATCTCATTAATATCAAGTTTTAACACAACAGTTTCATCAGTTTCATTGTCAACAATACTGAATTCAATTTCATTATTAACTGATTTTGCTCGAATGTTTAACATAATATATTCAAGATCAAATATTGGAATATCATTCACATCTAGATCATATACGCAATTTGTGATAATTTGCTTAATGGCTAATATTGTTTGATCAAGATCATCACTCTCTTGTGCCACTAATAAGATCTTTTCTTCACGAACATTGTAAGGTCTATATTTTACTTTTTTACCACTTGACGGAATAGTCATTTCAAATAGTGGTAAATCAATTTTTGGTAAACTCATCTTAAAATCTTTCTATATTATAAGTTTGGTGGTAAGTACATTAAAATTTAATCTTAGGTTCAACAACTGTTGTAATAGGACCAGGACCATTCGCAGATATATCTTGTAAATTTAATCCTACATTCATTTTTGGAACTTCAACTGAACTATATGTAAAGCCAATTGGAAGAATCATAGTCGATGCAGCATCAGTATTATTCCAATTTAATTGAACATTTCCCATATTAACAGGAAATGCTTTGTATAATTTATATTGTTGGAACTTAGTATTGGTTCCATCTTCTCCTGGATTGCCTTGCATACCACCTGAATGTACATTAATATCAATTGTTGCGGCATATTCATTAATATATGATACTTCATATGGCAGTTGGTCAGTTGGCTTTTCAGTTGCAAGAGGAAAAATAGAATTAAAATTTTTGCCAGGTGGTGAATAATAGTTTACAATGAACTGTAACCAACTTTGGAAAAAATTGACAATTTTCATATCAGCGTCAACAATGAATTCCATTGGAATGATTTTATATTGATTTAGACCAACAACACGATTCTCAGCAACACCATTTACTTTTGAAAAATATGGTAATACCAATAAGTCAAGTTCTGGTAATTGAATGGATGAACAACGAAGAGATAATTGTCTTAAATCTTCTGTAGTATTGTTTGTAAAAAACTGAACTGCACGAGGTGGCGTAATTATAACCTCGTATGTATTCGTTTTAGCGACTCCATAATTATTAAGTGAACTTTTAAATTCTGATAGTTTGAATACCATGTTATCGACCTATAATCTTTCTTGAGTCTGCCCAGACTTTTTGTTTTGATGCTTTTTGGAATTTTTCCAACGGTAGAAAAAGTGCTACGTCCCACTCTGCAGGAAATATATACATGAATCTACTTGTAAGATGATCTGTTAGATAATGTTTCACAGTTGGTTTAAAATATCTAAATTGAGATGCACTATTCAGTAGATCATAATTCAACTTTAACTTTGTAGTATCATTATAAAGTGTATTGTTTGAAATACTGTAAAGACTATCCATTAATTTAGCTCTATAAGGTAATGGTAGATAATGCATATTCAAACCAAGAAAACCACCCGGTACTTTTCTGAATGGAAATACAAGAGGAAATCTATCCCAGTAAGGTAGTTCATCTTTAAATTTTGCATTATAAGTAAACATGTACATCTGACCAATGATTGGCGAATTTACAAAGCGACTTTTTTCACTGCTTTTCATAAATGTCGTTTCGTTAATTCTACCTTGTTGTTTGGCTGTGTTACGATACCAATCACGCGCTTCTTGAGTACGAGCAGGAATGTTTCCTTCTCTAATACCCTTCGATAAGATAGTATCGAATATTTCTGCCATTATTTGAT